AAGACCAGAAGAGACCGTTTGAGGGAGATCTTATGTATTTCCCACTAAGAGATATAATATTTGAAATTAAGTATGTAAATGATATTGAAAACTTCTACATGCTTAGAGATACCTACACATATGAACTTACTTGTGAACCATTTGAGTACAGCGACGAAGTTATCGATACTGGTATTAGTGAGATAGACGATGACTTTGATGATGAGGGTTACAATGTCACAATGATATTAGGTGACGCAGGTGCGAGAGCAACAGCATCAGCAAGTCTAGTGGATGGTGGTATTCATAAGATTGATGTTGTAAATGGTGGCACAGGATACACTAATGCACCTACGATCATTATCGAACCACCTGTGGGAGGAGTGACTGCTACTGCTGTGGCAATTACATCTACTACTGGAACACGTAACTTCAAATCACTAAGAGTTGAGAGTATACAAATCACAAATCCTGGTGCAGGTTATACCTTTGTGCCAAATGTTCAATTTGTAACTGAGGATGGTAAGGGCACAGGAGCATCAGCGATAGCTGGAGTTGGTACTAATGGTGTTATAGGTCCTGTATCACTTGGTTTCATTGGTCAAGGATACTTCACCCCACCGACTGTAACATTTGGAACTGCACCTGCAGGTGGATTTACAGGTATTGCAACAGCAACTATCAATACAACAACTAATCAGGTCAGTGGAATAATTGTTACTAACGCTGGATATGGTTACACTGTTACCCCAACTATCACTGTTGGTGCTGCGTCTACCATAGGAAGTGGCACATTCAAATATGGTGAAATTATAACTGGTGAGTCCTCACTTACTACAGCATTTGTTACTAAGTGGGATACTGAAACCAATACACTGCTCGCTAGAAATCTATCTGGAGACTTTGCAGTGGGTGAGAATATTGTCAATGTTGGATATGGCACTGCTGTATACACCCTAGATAGTATTGATTACAGTGATGATGATGCCTACGAGACTGGTGATGAGATACAAGATCTCTCTACCTCAAGCATCTTAGACTTTACAGAGAAAAATCCATTTGGTGAAGTATAATGTTCGGAAACTATTTTTACAATGAGACTATTAGAAAGACAGTTATTGCTTTCGGTACGCTATTCAATAATATTAAGATAAAGAAATTCGCTGCTGATGGAAAAGCAATAAGCCAAATCAAAGTGCCTGTTGCTTACGGTCCGATGCAAAGATTTCTTGCAAGAATTGAACAGCAAGCAAACTTTGATGATAACGTTGCTATAAATTTACCAAGAATATCATTTGAAATTACCTCATATGCTTACGACCCAAGTCGCAAATCATCACCGATCACAAAATTTACAGGAAAAGGATCTGACAAAACAAAACATAAGAAAATATTTTTACCTGTACCATATGAAATAGGATTTAGACTTAGTTTTGCAACAAAATTACAAGATGATGCCTTACAAATAGTAGAACAAATATTACCACACTTTCAACCATCATACAATGTTACCGTAAACATGTTAGAGGGTGTAGAGGAGAAAAGAGATATACCATTTACTTTATCAAACGTATCTTTTGTTGATGAGTATGAGGGTGATTTTTCTACAAGAAGATTTATACAATATGATCTAGATTTTGTAGCAAAAACATATTTCTACACAGAGGTTCCAACAGACGAGTCTGGTATTATCAAGAAGGTACAAATCGATTACTCTACCAATATCAGAGCACCAAGAGCACAAAGATATACTGTGGTACCACAAGCGGTCAAAGATTATAATAATGACACTGCAACAACCATCACTGCTGAGTTGACTACAAAACAAACTCTTGTCTCAGTATCATCTGCTGCATCACTCACTGCCAATACATACATTCAAATTGATTCTGAAGTCATGAGAATTAGAGAAATCAATGGCACAAATCTATTAGTACAAAGAGCACAATTTGGTAGCAAGTTAGCAGAGCATTATTCAGGTGCAACCATAAATCAAGTTGATGCTCAAGATAATGCACTCATAGAGGTGGGAGACGAGTTTGGATTTACTGAAAGCAAGTCATTCTTTGATATAGATGGACTAGAGTATAGTACAGTTCAAGGCACTGATCTCTAAATAATTAAAAATACCCCGAATACTCCGAATATTTGCCCGTCATTATTTGGAACAAAATGTCAAACTCTTATGATGCTATTGATAAGGCACTA